TTACAGCGCCTTGCCTGTGAATACCACTTTGCCGACTATGGTGCAGTTACCATTGATCTCGACAAATTTATTCGGCCAGTCGGGGTTTAGGGCTTTGAGGTATTTCTTATTGCCATCGATGATCAGCTGCTTGAAGGTGGCTTGGTTTTCATCATCCAGGCGCGCCACTACATAGCTGCCGTTCTCCACCTGTGCGTCGGGGTCAACATAAATTAAATCGCCAGGTCTGAAATCGGGCAGCATGCTTTCGCCTTCCACCCTCACAATAAACGAGTGTTGACTGCATTTGATTGGGCAGGGGTAAAGCTCGACATCGAGGGGAGGTAATTCTTGTATTTCGGTCCACACGCCTGCTTGCACCATACTGATCAGCGGTAAATAGTTACCTGCACTGGCGACCACTGTCGCGTTGTCCATATCCCCTACGCCAAAGCGCAAAAACTCAGGTGTCGTCTGTAAGGCTTTGGCTAGCGCCTCAATATTTCGAGGGTTTTTAGTATCACCACGCTCTAATTTCTGGATTGATGTCTGCGCAGTGCTGACTAAGTCTGCAAGCTGATACTGAGTCATGCCTAATGCCTTGCGTAGTTTTCTTACCCTTTCTGCAATATCCATATAAATATTTGGTGACCTCGATAACCTTAAGTGATTTAAACAGAGTATCACAACCTTTTGTTATCTGAGTCAAATAACTAATGGCTATCCAAAAAGCTTACTTAAAGTAATCTTTTGTGTTGACCACGATATAATTCAGTAATAAGATGCCTTTTAGTTATCCAAGAGGGCGTTTTCATGTCACATATCGAAGCTGCAGTAAAAATCATCGGCGGCCAAACCAAGACGGCGAGGCAATTTAACATTAGACAGACGCATGTTTGGAAATGGATCCATGTCAACAAACAAGCCCCTGCCAAGTACATCAAGCGTATTGCGGCGCTTACCAATCACGAGGTCACAGTTGAGCAGTTGCTTGCTGACCATGAACAAAACCATCAAGCCAAGGGCATGCAGCAATGACTGCTATCACCATTAGCGCAGACTTTGCGCCGTTTCTCTCACCTGAGCGTTATGCCGAGCGGATGGGCGTGGATTTATCCACGGTCAAAACCATGATGGATAACGGCCTATTACCTGTGTATCAGCCAGTTGCCCGCGGTAATCGCTATATCAATATGATTGGCGCGATAAAGCTGGCTGACGAAGTGTACGAAACCCAAAAGCGCACCGCCCCTTGGGCAACGCTTAACGGGATACGTTGAGTCTATTTTTTAAGCCTATTTGTAAGGAGAGTGCAATGAGTTACCGGCAAATAGAGGGCACCACGATTGAGGTGCCAGATTGGGTACAAGTACCGGCTTTTGCAGAGTTTAGTGAAGCAAAATTGGAGAAGAGCCGCCACGCGATTGCGTATCTACGCAGTAAGTATTTTGGGAATGAAGTTGGTAAACGAAAAACCAGAGTTGCAGAAAAAACAAAGCCACAACCGCTGTAACGGTTATGGCCGATATCACTTAATGAGGACACACCAAATGATGGCAAGAAGCATAGCAGTAACTTCCCCTTTAATTCAAGCACCCGCCCTAATTTTGTCGGCGCTGACCACAGCGCAGGAGGCTAATGCCTTTATGAACCAATTTAATTTTGACCTTAACAATCATTACCACAGCAGCATGCGCCGGCTAATGGTGGATGTGCATACCCGCCATGGTGATGCGCTCGCGGATGCAAACCCTATCAGCGCTGCACGTTATCGCGGTATGGCCCAAGGGCTTGAGCGCGTAGCGTTATTGGTGCTGAACGATTCCATTTTGTACCACGCGTGTAGCGAGCTGGGCGATGAGCTTGAGCGGCTGCATGAAGAAATGATGGCTGAGCCTAACGCTGAGTAGGGGGATTTATGAAATTAGCCAATGTCGAGTTATCAGAAATCAGAGTTGTCTCGCTTTATGTGATCACCTGTTTCATGTGTGAGAAACAACTCCATCTAGCCGCGAGTGAAATTGATGCCAGCGTTGGTGATGCAGCAGCAATGGCAGCATCACAGGGCTGGCATAGCTACGAAACCAGCGATGAAAGTTGCTCCGTTGCCTGCCCAAGCTGCATTAAAGAAGCGCAGGAAAACGAAGGGGAGGATTAAGCATGTGTACGTTAGCCGCAGCAGAACGAATGTTAGCTACTGGCAAGTTTTACAGCGCCGGTACGTTAGCCGCCGAGTTAGGTATTTCAGCCACGAGTGCGTCGGGCAAGTTATCGAACATTCGTTCTTCAAAAAAATATCAGTGCGTGGTGACGCCTTTGCCCAATCGCAAGGTAAAGGTCGTTGCCATTAATGGTAAGTCTGTTTCTAAACAATCGATGTGGGATTTAGTGCTGTTCAAACGGCCATTGCCGCAGGGAGTGCACGCATGAGCCCGTCGCATTCAAATCAGCGCCAAAGCATTGCCGAACTGAGCTCAGCACTGCGGCCTGTTTTTAATGGTCGCCACCCAGCAGGTTTGCGCAGTGACGGTTTGCCTTATGCCAGCCGCTGCAAAGTGAGCGATGCAAAACGTGCAGAACGCGCGCGGACTCGCCGCATTGAAGATATGGCGTTAGCCAAAGAACTGGGCATTAGCATAGAAGAATTACAGGATGGTGCTCTATGAATGGTCATCAAGCCGTCATTGAATTTAGTCGTCCCACTCACTCTAAAAATGGTGGCTGAGTCATGGCTAGAAAGTCCCATTTGTTTGCGCATTTACTCAGGCACTTTCGTTCCCGTCGGGAAGACCTGCTTACTCTGTTTAGGCAGCATCACGAGGACCCAACCGATCTGAGCTTAATCAAACTTGCAGAGGTATTTGGCGCGCTTGATTGCCTTTACTGGCAGTCGCTTGGCTGTGGTGAAGTGTTGCTGGCTAAAAAAATCGCCCGCACGATTAAGGAGCCGTTCGAGTGCACTTTAGGTGCAGCGTGTCACGTTTCAACCATTACACATAGTAACTTCAGTAAGACAACGAGTGAGAGCTGTAACCCTCAATGAGCGCGCGCACCACTTCTAATCCACTTCCTTTTAAGCGGCGTTTGCAGCATTTGCCAACGCCGCTTGCTGATGACGTACTGGCAGCATTTGCTGTTGCAGCTGATCGCTTACCTGCAGCACCGATTGACTTGTGGCAGGATGAGGTTGTTGCTGGCGTGCGTGAGAAGGTTGATACCACTCGCCTGTATCAGCCTATTTTTGATAAACCTGCAGAGCGTTTTACCGCGGCAAAAGGCTTTGAAATGCTTGCGCCGCTGTCATTCCATGTGCGCAATAAAGTACAAAATACCTATCAGCAACGTGTTAATAGTGGCGGCATTGCTGCTGGCTCGGCGTATTTACGCGAAACCATTAAAAAGTTAACAGTGGTTTGGCATAAGTACCCATTTCATAAAATATCGGGCATGAAGTTTGTTAAGCAACCAGAGCCTGTTGAGCAAGATGATGCTGTTGATAAGGATGAGATTGAAAACAGATTATTAGCTAAAGCGTCGCCATTCAGCGCTTTTAGGTTATTGCGCCATCGTAAGTCCACTGAACTAAAAAAGGCTTCAGCAATCATTGCAGATACTTGCATGCAGCAGGTTAAAGAGATTGCCGCTAGTGCAGACAAGGAGGTTGCTTATTTTGATGCCTATGACGCCGCCGCCAAAATATGCCAAACATGGGGTGTTATTCCGCCCTACTGGAATGCAGTAAAACGTGATCATATCGAAGATGCTGCCGAGTGCGCCATATTGCGCATGACTTGTGCAAAGTGGTGGGGCAGGCAGTTGCTAAAGTTGCGTGACCAATGCTGTGAGCATTTATGTATTGTTGTCGGCTTAGTTAATCAACACACGCCGTTTGTGAGTGACGAGTGCTTTAGCGAGTGGACCTCGCAGCAACGTACTGCGATGCAATGGCTCGAAAGCACAATGATTGAAAACGAAGCGGGGGTGATATTGCCGCTGATTGAAGCGGCGATGGCCGGTAATGCGAACCCTTCTAACCGTTTAGTTGAGCTGATTGTGCGTGCTCGTGGCTTAGATGAAATGGCTGAAGAGTCGGGCAAAATTGGCTTTATGGTCACGCTTACTTGCCCAAGTAAGTTTCACATGAAATCCCACAAATGGGATTTGAACAACGCCAAAACCGCCCAGCAATATCTGGTAAACGTGTTTGCTAAAATCCGCGCTGCATTAAGTTACCGCAATATTCCCTTTACCGGCTGCCGCGTCACTGAGCCGCACAAAGATTCAACCCCGCACTGGCATATGCTGTGTATGGTCAAGCCTGAGCATGAGATGGCAGTAAAAGCCATTATCAAAAAATACGCCTATGAAGTTGACGGCGACGAGCCAGGTGCAAAAGAGCACCGTTTATTAATCGAAGCGATTGATAAGCAAAAGGGTTGCGCTGTGGGTTACATCATTAAGTACCTTTCAAAAAACATCATGGGCGAGCATATGCAAGGCGAGTTAGACCTTGAGACGGGCAAGCCTGTTAATGAGGTTGCGCCACGCGCCACAGCTTGGGCTAACCGCCATCGGATCCGCCAGTTTCAATTTTACGGCACATCATCAGTGCAGGTTTGGCGTGAGCTACGCCGGCTAAAAGTTGGGCCGCAATCGCCAGAGATTGAGGCCGCTAAGGCTGCTGCCTGTAACTCTGACTGGAAAGCTTTTGAATATGCGATGAAAAATGCCCAGCTATCACTTAACTATGAAGTCACCCCGCAGGGGAATGAGTACGGCGAGATGACTAAGCGTGTGCAGGGCATTAGCGGTATTGCCTTTGGCGAAAAGCGCTTAATCATCACCCGTGGCGAGCGCTGGAAACTGCGCAAGGCTAACGATGATGAGCTGGAGGCATATAGGACGTTAAAGCAACGCCGCAAAGATTTATTTACCGTTAATCGCGCCATGAATGCTGAAAGCCGGCTTTCAAGAAAAGAACTCAAAGACGCTATGCCAAAGTGGAGTATTGCGCTGTTGCCGTTGCCTTTTGGCTCTCCTTGGACTTGTAGGAATAACTGTACAGACCCTGTTTTGGAGGAGGTTGATAGCCGAATTATCAGGCACCTTGCGCAGGTGGGCATTACTGACCCTGCCAACATTGAGCGGTTATTGTTCGTTGGTTGTCGGGTGATGGATGCCGACGGCGGGGAATGGTGGGTTGATGATGGCCAGCTGCGTAACGAACCGTATCGATATCGTGAAATTAGGGATCTTCCGCTCGATAAACTTGTCTCAGAAATGCAGTCGTGGGGAAAAACGACGGAGTATTCAGCATGAAAACACTAATTCAAGGTTGTGAAAGTACCGAGCAGTTTGAGATATTGCTTAAGCTAACGGGCATCACCAGCGAAGATAAAAAGAATGCGCTGCGCGCTCACTTAGTTGAAGGTCTACCAGCTAAGCGCGCGTATGCCCGCTTTCATGTTACCCAGCAGCATTTTAGCCTGGCATTAATGCTGCTAAACAAAAAAGCAGACTTGGCCATGCAGTATGTGGAGCTAAACAAAGCTAAGGCGGTAAAAACTGGAATTTAGGGTACATCAAAGCTCAAAACAAGCAAATTCACATTAGTAGGCTAGTGTTAACTGTTTATTAGAGCTTGATCATCAATATTGTTCGATGAATCATATTAAGGTTTATCACTTTTAAGCGTGTTTTTTGAGTAGTCCAACACGTTTTTGCCAGAAAGCGTTGAAGGTTCATTGGGAACGGTGGTAAGTTACTGTCATTGGTCAATAATGTTAACTAGTTGGTCATAAAGTTTACCTTTTGAAAGCTGGGTTTAATGAAACGTCTGAGTAATACTCTGTTGAACTAAGCCGCTGTACGAACTCAATTGAATGTTTAAGCCTTATTGAGTCAGCAGACTTGAAAGGATGTGATGGATCACCACAATGACCAGGGAATTTCAATGAAACACCGACAAATCAAGCCATATTACCCGTTCAAAACTGCTCTACAGCCCAGAGTCAGCATCATAAAAAGCAAATTCCCATAGCATTAAACATACCAATTAATTGTGATTTGGCAGCGGCCAAGTCCAACAAGCGATTTATGCCCTGCAAACAGCGCAGCGCATAAATACTAAGACGTTAAATATCTTGGCATCTTTCCGCGTATCCCTCGTGGTAAGTGCATTGCCATTTCAAGGGACGTGAATGGAGAAAAGATATGTCTACTACTGGAGAGAAACCTGGAAAAGGTGCATACACATGCGATAACTGTGGACAAGTGGTTGTATTGGATGACAGCTCCGATACTTTACCGCCTTGTCCAAAATGCCAGGAAACGGAGTACACACCATAGGAGGAAGGGTCATGGACAGTAAATCTACACACGTTGTTCCAAATTCAGATGGGGGCTGGGACATAAAGCAAAGCGGTGGTCAGCGTTCGTCTGGTCACTTCGAAACTAAACAAGATGCAGTAGATCGTGCTCGTGAAATTAGTCGAAACCAAGAAACCGAATTGGTCATCCATAACAAGGATGGGCAAATTGGTGGTAAAGACAGCCACGGTAAGGATCCTTTCCCTCCCAAAGGGTAATTGTATTTAACAAGCAAAGGCAGGCGACGCTGAAAAGCGCGCGCCTGCTTTGAGCGTTGAAATAAGCCGCTGCGCGGAGCTTAACGGCTATTCAGTTGAATGTTCAAGCCTGCTCGAATCAGCTAGACTTAAAAAGATGTGATGGAACACTACAATGACAAGGAAATCTCAATGCCATCTTTACAAATCAAGCAATGCTATCAATTCGGAAACGCTCGATACGATAGAGCCAGCATCAAAAAAAGCAAATTCCTATAGCATGAAGCATACCAATTAATCTGGATAAGGCATCGGCCAAGTCCAACAAGCGATTTATGCCTTGCAAACAGCACAGCGCATAAATACTAAGATATTAGAGAACATTAAAAATAATACTTTAGGTTTAAATTATGCAATTACAAGTTATATACGATGAAAAGTTTTCCACGAATGAGCTAGATAAACTTAGGAGTTTTGAGTGCATTATTAGAGAAATTTGGATTAAAAATTCAAATAGTACATCTTCCTTGATTTGGGAAGTTGTTGTAAAAGCAGAAGAGCCTCGACTCTATGCCTTGCTTAAAACGCAGTCAAATCACCAAAAAATTCATTTAGAGTCTTGCGCATCTATTCTAAATAAAAGCTCAGATTCGTTTCAAAGTGAATTTTTTGAAGCTTCGTGTGAATATTTGCGTCAAAAGCTCTAACAATCGCATTAAGGGTAGACGCACAAAAGCTTGGCAGCGCTCATTCTTCGTTATTATAGCCAAGATTTTGTGCGCCACTTATGCGGGCGTTATAAGCCCATTGTTATCATGGAGGTTTAATGGATCAAAATACAATAAATGGATTAATTGGTGGAGCTTTATTAGCTTATGTTATTCCTAAACTGAGCCCTTATATTGACAAGTATTTAAAACAGGCTTTTGGATTTCTCTTAAACACAGTACTTAAGCCTCTTAAAGGCTACTTTAGAAAGAAGCAGTTAGTTAGGCTTAAAGAATTCCGTATAGCTAGAGTTAATCACTCTGCGGTGACTATGCAGGTTGTAAGGGCTCATACATATTTTCTTCTCTTCTGGGGAGTTATAGCTTTTTATCTAAATCTATTAACTGAGCCTGCATTTCCTGCCATTTTAGAGAAAAGTTTTGTCTTTGGTATGCTCTTAACCAGTCCCATATATGTGTTTGAGCTATTATGGCTATCAGCAGATCATAAAGCCAAAAAGCTAGTAAAAAGTAGAGGTCAGCTGGGCTTGCGGTAAGTAATTTAAATTAAATAAAACAGTTGGTTATATTCAGATTTATTCCTCGTTGTAACCAACAATTTTTGTCCGCTCAAGCAGGCGTTAATCCCATACATTTTATAATTTTAGATACATGTCGGTAGGCATGTGTTTTAACTCATTTATCTTCTAAAAATATTCTTGGATGTGACGACACAAGATTTTCATCGAATTGAAAGCATCCAAGTAATCGCAAAACTAATCAGAAATATCTAATGGATCGCGTGTGATCGCTAAATGATCGCTATCGCGTTTTTTTGCGTTTTTTGTAGCGGGGCTTCACCAGTGAAAGCAGCAAGCGCTGGCGCGGTTTTAGGGGATAGCATTACTGCATTTTTTTCACCCGATAAAGCGCGCAGGCGTGGCGTGGGTCTGACGGCGCGCGCTGGGTTGAAAGTGGGGGTAAACTGCAGGCAATAAAAAACCGCCCGAGGGCGGTTGATGGGAATGGAGTTCCGATAGTTACTTGGCTTCGGTTGCGATCGCCAGTTGGTAAGGCTTGAAGCGGACTATCTCTTCGCCGGCCCATTCGTTGATGGCCAGTAGTGATTGGCGAATACAATCCAGCTCGTTAGCATCAAATACCTGCGCTGCCTTGCCGGCATCTCCAAAGCCGCCGGTGTTGTTGGGCACAATCCCCATGAGTTGAGGCGGTACGCGGTGCGATGCCAGTTGGTCGTCACGGCTGACGTTCTTAATACTCAAAAACTCATCATTCGCGGCAACTTCTGCCACAGGGATTAATTTGATCCCGTCCTTATTGCCACCTGGTGCATGCAAAAACAAGTTGCGGAAGTTACCTGGGCCTTTACTGTTTCTAAGCGATTCACGCAATTTACTCACATCTTTCTCGTTCACGGTTGAGTCGGTGAGGTACATGATAAATCCAGCGTGACTACCGTTCTCATAGTACCGACGCCTAAACAGGGTCGCGCTTTCATTTAACAGTGATGAGTTCATGCTAGCCACATAGTCGGGGATACCATAAACCTCTTGGTTTAGGTCTGGATCTTTTACATGAAAGATTGATGCTTCGGGAAACTCCATTTCTTCGTGAAAATTAGGTACCCACCAATACTGATTAGGTTTAATACCTACTCGAGTATATTTAGCCGGCGAGGCTTGATACTTCAATGCTCCGCCAAGGCGATTCTTAATGACTTGCACATAGGCATTATCAAAAACCAAATAGTCGAGCACAATGGCGGAAAAGTCATACAGGCTGAGCTTAGGATGCGGGATAAAACAACTTTTTAGAATGTTGCGCTTTACCTGAATCGCGCTGGCATGATGCACTGACGCCCGATAAATCCGACTTAGGCCCGTCAAGGACAGCGGCGGCTCGTAGTATTTACCATTCGACATGGCCTCAAGATAATCGAAAATCTCACGCTGGCTAAGCACCGGCATGGGGTCGCCAAAGGTAAAGGTCTCAATTCGTTGCTCTTGCGGCCCTTGCTGCTGTTGCGGTTTGGCTGCCATGGTTCGAGCCTTTCTATATTTTGCCATTAGTCGTAAATCTCCAACGTCGATGTACTGGTGCCGCTGGTATCCAGTGGCTCATTGTAAAGCGCATGCATTGCCGCCCACGCGATATCAGCGTGGCTAATTTCTTCACTTCGAGCGGATTCATAGGTAACTTGTTTGCCGCTAGCGGTCAGGGTTTTGCGAATGCTCATAAATGCCTGGGCGAGGTCGGTCCAACCTGCGTCATATTCCAAGCGGCCTTTGCTGATCACGTCATAGGCCTTGATTACCATCTGACTTTTCAGCACTGGGTTGTAGAGGAATGGCGTGACCTGCGGGAAAAACTTCTTCACCAGTTGATACACAGCCTCACCCAGCCCAGTGGTATCGATACCGATAAAGGTCACGTTGTATTTATTGCAGATATCCTGAATTGCTTTGGCCTGTGCCTCAAAGTCCATCCCGTTCCAACGGTGTTTTTCTATCACGCGGAACTTACCGCCTGGCACAGCAGGTGGGCAGATCACAATGCAACCGGCGCTATCACCTTTGCCGCCTTTGTTAGGGTCGTAACCAATCCACACTTCACGGTGCGCCAGCGGTCTTGGCGCAAAAGGCTTGTAGTCTGTCCACACTTCCCACGAATCGACCATGCAGCGCTGCATCATCACCATAGGGAACACCGACATAGTGTCGTCGATGAACTCGCACATTAGCAGGTTTGAATATTCGTCAGGGCTGTACTCTAAGTGCAGGGTATCGGGGTCGAATAAGTTGCAACCTTTGCGGATAGCATCATCGACCGTAACCACTTGCCGCCATTGGCCATCCTCACACCTGCGACCATTTGCTAGGGCGCTATGGCTCACATCAATTTCAATGCGATCGGCTTTAGGGCGGCCACGGTTGAACAATGTGCCAGTCCAAAACGGGTAGGCGTCGTGGGTAATTGAGGACGGGGTAGATATGTAGGTTTGGCGCCATTTAGCATGGATAGCCATACCTGAGGCGACCTTGCGGAACTCTTGGAACTTGTGGATCCAAAAGTACTCATCCAAATACAGGTTGCCATGGTAAGACTGGGCCGTTCTGGCATTGGTGCCCAAAAAGTACAGAATGGCACCGTTGAAAAGCACAATAGGATCGCCCTTGAGTTCAATGCCGGTGACATCCTTCACGAACTGAATGATGTACTGCTTAAACACATGGGCCTGTGCTTTACTGGCAGATAAAAAGATTTGGTTACGGCCCGTTAATAGCGCATCAATAATGGCTTCATGGGCAAAAAAGTACGTCGCGCCAATTTGGCGAGACTTTAAGATGTTGCGTATACGCTGGGTGAGTCCTGCTGTGTACCATTCCTTTTGATAGGCAAACATCGAGCCTTGGAACGCCTCAATCAGCTTTTCCAAATCCTCTTCGCTCACATGGTTCTTCACCGGCGGCTTTTTCGGTCCAGCATTGCGGTTTTGCACGTTCGGATTGAGGTCAGCCTCATTGCCGCCATTGTGATAGCGAGTGATGCGGGCAATTCGCTCCAGCTGCCGACCGAGTAGGTCTATCTCCTTAAAATCCTTACCGTCTTTATCCTCTTTGTTGATGAGCTGCAGCATGCGCATTTCAAGCGCAGAGTCCACCCTGTCAATGGGTTTGGCATCTTCCCAGGCATCGCGTTTTTTCCAACTCGACACGGTACTTTCGGGCAGTTGTAAATGCTGGCTAATCTCGCGGACAGCCCAGCCTTGCCAAAAAAGGTTTTTGGCAGATTGGCGTTGATTCTTATCTGTAGAGATTTGGGGATTCAGTTTCATGGCGCCAGTGTAAATAGCCCAATACCGAAAACCCTGCTGTTTAAGCGGTATCGGTTTCCTTATACCGCCCGAAGCCCTTGCCCATCATCGCCTTGCTCTTGACCATACAGGCAGCAGTTAACAGACCTAATTCAACCCCAAAGGGCGACAAAATGGCTAAGAAATCGAAATTTTTCCGTGTATTTACTGAAGGACATACGACCGACGGCCGAGTCGTTGAGCGCCAGTGGATCACCGATATTGTAGAAACCTATAACACGGCAAAGTATGGCGCCCGTATTTGGCTTGAGCATATTCGCGGTATTACCCCCGACAGCGCATTTAAAGCCTATGGCGATGTGACCGCTGTAAAGGCTGAAGAAGTCGATGGCAAATTAACTCTGTTTGCGCAAATCGAGCCAACAGACGAACTGATCGCCATGAACCAGAAAAAGCAGAAAGTGTATACCAGTGTTGAGATTGATCCCGACTTTGCCAAAACAGGTAAATGCTATCTCTCAGGCTTGGCAGTCACCGATTCCCCCGCATCCCTTGGCACTGAAATGCTGGCGTTCTCCGCAACCTGCAAAGACAACCCGCTTAACTCGCGTAAGCAACGCCCCGAAAACTTATTTACCTCAGCAGTGGAAGTGGATTTTGAATTTGAAGAGGTCAGCGACGAGCCCGGGCTATTTGCCAAGGTTAAAGCGCTGCTCGGTAAAAATAAGGCAGAAGCCAAAACCGACTTTGCCGACGTACATCAGGCCGTTGAAGAAATCGCCCAAGCCGTTGCTCATGCTGAAACGCAATTCGGTAGCAAGGTCACCAAAGGCATGGAAGATTTGACCAAGTTGCAGACGGATTTTAATGAGCTCAGCACGCAATTTAATGCACTCAAGACTCAGCTCGAAAAAGAAGAGCCAACAGGCCAACGACGTTCACCCGCAACCGGTGGCGACACCAACATGAAAACCGATTGCTAAGGAGCAAAAATGCGCAATACCACTCGTACACTTTTTAACGGTTACCTAGGCCAAGTCGCCACGCTCAATGGCGTAGAAACAGCAACCGCCAAATTTACCGTCGAACCAACAATCCAGCAGACGTTAGAAACGCGAATGCAAGAAAGCTCGCAGTTCTTGACGATGATTAACGTTGTACCTGTCACCGAAAAGTCCGGCGAAAAGTTAGGCCTTGGCGTTAACGGGACGATTGCCGGCACGACCGACACTACCCAAAGCGATCGCCAAGCCATTGACCCAACCGATTTAGATGCACTGGGTTATGACTGTACCCAAACCAACTTCGATACGGCGCTTCGCTACGCCAAAATCGATATGTGGGCCAAGTTCCCTGATTTTCAGGCGCGCATTCGTGATGCCATTCTGAAACAGCAAGCACTCGACCGCATCATGATTGGCTTTAACGGCACCAGCCGTGCGGCTACCTCTAACCGCGCAAATAACCCATTGCTGCAAGATGTAAACATCGGCTGGCTGAAAAAAATTCGCCAGCATGCACCGCAGCGCCATATGGCAGAAGTGGTTGAAGGCTCAGGTAAAATTGTTATCGGCACCGATTACGCCAACCTCGATGCTTTGGTATTCGACATGGTTAACAACATGATTGACCCATGGCATCAAGACGATACTGAGCTGGTTGTGATTTGTGGCCGTAAGCTGCTGGCTGATAAGTACTTCCCGATTATCAACAAAGACAACGTCCCCACAGAAACCATGGCCGCTGACATGATCATCAGCCAAAAACGCATTGGCGGATTAGGTGCCGTGCGTGTGCCGCATTTCCCTGCTAACGCCTTACTGGTCACGCGCCTAGATAACTTAAGCCTTTATTGGCAAGAAGGTGGCCGCCGTCGCAGTGTGATTGATAACCCTAAACGCGATCAAATCGAAAACTACGAATCATCAAACGATGCCTATGTAGTTGAAGATTATGGCTGCACTGCGTTTGCCGAAAACATTGAGATGGGAGCATAACCATGACATCACCCGCCCATAAACGCTTTCATGGTGTTTTAGCGGCAGCGCGGGGAACGGATTCCCCCTTAAGCGCTCGCTCCGAAAACACCTACGAGCTCATGCTCATGCAGCTTACCGAACATCGTCGCATCTTAAAAACGGTGCAGGCGCTCGCACGTAAGCTGCAGGCCAAATCGCAGTTCTTGCCAGAATATGATGCCTATATCGATGGCACCATTAAGGGCGACAGTGGCGTGCAGGATGAAGTATTCGTGACTGTGCTGCTGTGGCATATCGACGTTGGCAACATCGACCGCGCCATTGAGCTGGCCGCATACGCGCTTAAGCATGATTTGGTTATGCCTGACCGCTTTGAGCGCAATCTGGCTTGCACCATCGCCGAAGAAATTGCCGAAACCGCCGCGCGCGTGATTGAAACCGAAACACCGGTAGCCAGTTCGCAGCTAAAAGCTGTGCTTGAGCTTACGGCCGAGTGCGACATGTACGACGAAGCGCGCGCTAAGTTGCTGCGTCAAATGGGGCAAGCATTTGAAGCTGAAGGCGAGTTAACCGCTGCGCTCGACGCCTATCAACAAGCATTGGCCCTAAACGATAAAGTGGGCGTGAAGAAGTTTATCGAGAAAGTCACTCGTGATCTTAAGAACGCCGACAAACAAACGACCGAAAGCACTGAGCCCACAGAATCACAAGGCAGTGCTGGTTAACCGAGCGACCCTCGCAACCCGTGCGGCGCTGGCCAAGTAGCGTTATCTAATTTCACTACTTAAGCCAGCCCACCGCACAACCTAGCCGCAAGCAGGTAAACATGAGTTTTATCGCCCCAGCACCAAGCAGCGCCCCCAAAACCATCACTAACAGTGAGTTTTGGCCTGATATTGATTTAGCTAAGCTGCGCGAGGCCATGCGCCTTGATGGCACTGTGACCAATGAGCGGCTTGAGCACTCCGCAATCAATGCAGCACTGCAGACAAACAGTGATCTCAAGGATTGGCGTATCGAGCAGCAAATCTTGGGCTTTGACGGTTTAGAACAGGTGCCAGCCGAGCAAATCAACGGCCAGAGCATTTATTTGCAATTGTATTTACGTGCTGTGTACTGCCTAGCCAAAGCCAATCTTATTGAGCGTTATAGCGATTTTGATAGCACGGCTAAGGGGCTAAAGGCGGGTGAAGTGCTCGGCGATAGCGTTGACGATCTTCGCCGTGATGCACGCTTTGCTATTCGCGACATCTTAGGCGAAAGCCATGTCACGGTGGAACTCATTTAATGAGTAGCTTGCAGGCAGTGCGCAGCATCGAGGGCGATACCGTCGATAAGATTTGTTATCGATACCTTGGGGCAACGGCTGAAATCACTGAGCAAGTGTTAGATGCTAACCCGCAGCTGGCCGCCATCGGCCCTATATTGCCAAACGGTACGCGAGTACTTCTTCCTGTGCAGGTGGCCGCGCCGACACAGCCAAACTTTATTCAACTATGGGATTAATGATGAGCGAGCCAATTTCAGCGACATCAGCCACATCTGCAGTCGTCACCGCCAGCGTGCTGACATTGGTGCCAGGGGCTGAACCTGCAGTCATGATCGGCGCGTTTACCGGTGCCGTGTTGTTCATTATTTCGAATGATGCAGCGGGGAATTACCAGCGTATCGGACTGTTTATTGTGTCATTTTTGGGCGGTGTACTGTGCGCCAATTGGGCCGCTAATGCCTTGAGTGCATTACTGCCAGATGCCTTGCAGGTCAATGTGGGCATGGCGGCACTCATTTCATCCGCCTGTGTCGTGCGCATGCTGCAGTATTTTATGAAACTCACCAATAACCCAGAAAGTTGGCTTAATGCCCTGCGTGGGCTTAGGGGGAAATGATGCTGATCATCAATGCCATTATTTGCAGTTTGATTGTGTTGCGCCTGGCTTTATTTGTACGAACAGGGCGGCATCGAATCTTCATCAGTATTTGCGCCTATCTCATCACCGTTGCCGCAGGCATTGAGGTCATTCTCACTGTGTATGGCGTCGCCACAGCGCCAAGTTATGCTGAGATATTTTTAAAAGCCACGCTCTGCATCGCCATTTTCCAAGCACGGGGCAATGTTGCGCATCTTCTGCAACCAAACTCGAAAAAAGTTGGTAGCAGGCTAGTGCGCATTCCCCGTGCACAAACATTCAAAACCAAACATAGGTAATTGACATGACCCTAAAAAAAGGCAGCAACGGCTCTCAAGTGCGTGATTTACAACAACGGCTCAATGCCGCTGGCGCGTCATTAACGGTAGATGGTTGGTTTGGTGATGCAACCCAAAAGGCCATCGAGCAATTCCAAGATAAGCAAGACTTACCGCGCACCGGCTACGCAGGGGTAAGAACGCTGGCATTACTCGCCGGCGAAAGCCGCAGCAAGTTTATTCAGCACTCACAATTAGCTGACGCTGCAATGGTGCTGAGTGTCTCGTTTGCCGCCATGGCCAGTGTGGCAGAAGTGGAATCCAACGGCTTTGGCTTTTTCGCCTGTGGTAGGCCAACGATTTTATTTGAGCGTCATGTGTTTTATCGCGAGCTGCTGGAACAAGGCGCCGCAGCGGCAGAGCTTGCGGCTAAGTACCCGAATATTTGCAACTCAGCCCGTGGCGGTTACACCGGCGGCAGTGGTGAATATCAACGGTTTGCTATTGCGTACCAGCTTAATCCAGAGGCCGCAATTTGTGCCTGCAGCTGGGGCATGTTTCAGATCATGGGCTTTCATTGGCAAGCCTTGGGCTATCCATCGCCGCAGGCCTTCAAGCAAGCCATGGATACATCAGAGGGGGAACAGCTCCAGGCTTTAGTCAAATTTATCGAGGCGGATCCTGTGTTACATAAGGCACTCAAAGCGCGTAAGTGGGCAGAGTTTGCCAAGCGCTACAACGGCCCCGCCTATAAAGAGAATGACTACGACATTAAATTAGCGCGCACGTATCAGCAGTTTACTGCCGCGAGTCAGCAGCAGGGCGCCGATAATGTTGTCGCTGCTTAGCCGGTTTATTCAACCATTTGCAGGCTATTTAATTGTCGCCGCCATCGGGATTACGCTCACCATGGCGGGTGTGATTTATCTGCAGCAAGAGCGACTAAATAAATTGCAGCAGACGCAGGGCGCAATGCTGCAATCGCTGACACAAACATCACAGTCCTATTTTGACTTAAAGCAGCTATCAGCCGAAAACCAGCAAGCGCAGGTAGAGCTACGAACGCAGCTAGCAAGCGTGAACAGCACGAGCCAATACCGAAAAAACAAAATTGAGGAGCTAAAACGTGAACTTAGTGATGTTAAAGTCTGGGCTGATGCTCAGTTGCCTGATGCAATTCGCCGGCTGCACCAGCGCCCCGCCATTAGTGGCAGTGCAGAATACCGTCGTTGGTTGTCCACTCGTGATCCCGTGCCAATTACCCTCGAGCAACCCAATAATCAATCAGGGGATCAGCAGTGAGCTCGATACCTGTGAAACAGCTTGGCATGACTGCGCCGCGCAAATCGATATGATCATTGACTGCCAGAATAAGCAGAAAGCTAAGCAGCAAGTCAAAGACTTAAGTCAGAAAGAAGGGAAACGCCATGAATAAGCCGGCGCAGTTGCGTGAGTTGTTATCTAGCCAGGTTCCCCACTTGCAACAAAACCCTGATTGCCTGCACGTCTTCATCGAGAACGGCAGCATCATCGCCACCGGTGCAGGGCAAAACCTGAGTTTTGAGTATCAATTCAACTGCGTATTAATCGTGACGGACTACGCCGCCCATGCTGATACGCTTATCGTGCCCATTTTAGGTTGGCTTGCCACGCAGCAGCCAGAGCTGTTATTGAATCCAGACAAACGCGAGTCAGGCTTTAAATTTAAAGCGGAAATTATTAATCACACCACTGCTGACATCGAAATTGTGTTGGCATTAACTGAGCGCGTTAAGGTTGTAGCGGGTGAGGGTATGCAGCTTGAAGTGACGCATTTACCTGAGCCAGTTTTCAATGACGAAGCGATTGATTGGACACTTTACACTGACGGAATTGAAGTGCCATGGCCACCGACGATTTAAACCGACTCAATGAGTTGTTCGATGGGCTAATACAGCAATTATCCCCTGCAGCGCGCAAGCAACTCAGCCGCGATATTTCAAGACGCCTACGTACCAGCCAGGCGCAGCGGATTAAACAAAATACCGCGCCAGATGGCAGCGCATTTGAGGCGCGAAAGCCTCAGCCAACATGGGCGAAAAGGCTTGGGGCTATCAAAAAGAAATTAATGTTCCAGAAAATCATCAGACAAAAATACTTAAAGGCTGAGTATTCAGCATCAGCAGCCAGTGTTGGGTTTACGGGATTTATTTCCCGCGTAGCGACCGAGCATCAATACGGGCTTAGAGGTCGGATAAACGAGCGGATATCGGCACAATATCCGCAGCGTGAGTTGTTGGGGTTTACCCTTGATGAGCAGAACATGATAGAAGAGGCTATCGTTAGGCATTTAGCAATGATGCATTAAATCTATCCACCAACTAATATCTCAAAAAGCTTTTGGACATAGCTTGTTAGTGCAGTTGCTCTCAGTTTTTTTATATCAGATTAGAAAAAGTATCTTTAAACCACGGATACTTGGTAGTTTTGGCTTTTGTTAGTCAGCCTTTAGAAACAATCACCACCGTCAGAGACGGTGGTTTAGGGAAGACAACAAAATGAGCTAATGGCCCCTTCAAGTTTACATACCGAGAATTTGCTTCATATGATTTTTTATCCTAACCAATTGATCATATGTAATCTTTAACGTTGGAAATAGTTGTACTCTAGTAGAAGTACTAAAAGGCGCTTTATCTGATAAGTACTCATTATCTGCATTTATAAGTCTTTGACAGATATTTTGATCTATCTCCAGCAGAACGGGGTCTTCTGGAGGTTGATAAGTATCGATAGTAACTTTAATTTCTCTTAGCCGATTTCGATGTTCAACGAGACTCTCGTTACAAAAACGAAGAAACCCAGAGCTCTTATTACTTCGTAAGTAGCAAAGCTCTTTTCCATAATCAGATTGGTAGTTACCATTTAAGTAATGAATCGTATTTATAGCCTTCGTAATCGCGATTGGATTTTCACCAATAATTACCCTTTCTGCCTTTGAATCGATATTGAAACAGATATATTCAGCGATATTATATACCACACTTGATGGATCTAGCAGTTTGATATCAGTTACATTACCTTTGTCATCAGTAACGAAAAAGCTCTTATGCTCTTTTGCCAAATTGCAGCCAGAACACGCTTTATGAAGATTTTCCCAAGTGTAACCTAGCTGCGGAAAATGCTTTTTAGGAAGATAGTGCTCTACGTCATAATCACCAGAGCTGATATCGCCTTCACAGATATAGCACTTATCAAAATACAGCATTTGCAAGTTATTTTTGACGTCTTGATGACCGTAGATGCTATTATTAATCTGCTTATAGTTTGCTAAATGGGATAAATTTTCTGCTGTCATATTTTGCTGTAGTAGTCTATTTGGAAAAGGAACTGAGGCTCTATCTACTTTCCGCATCTGCCTTTCCCTTCACTGTATTAATTAACTTCTCATCAGCATATGAAGCGAGATACAACAACAACTCCTCTTTTGCTGAGCCTGATGAAGATAACTCACTATACAACTCCTGCAACAACTGAACATCCGGGTCTTCTAACACTAGCGCGTTCTTAAACTGACTCAGCTTATCTTTTACTGCCTCAGAAAAACCACCATCGTAGCCAAAAATGATATTAGTAATACTATCTATATCCATTGCTTTGAAGTTCTCGTCAAACACTCTACCTGATGGTAAGTTGACAACTTTTGAATGGTTTGGAAGCCCTCGGACTACGAAAGGGCTATGAGTGGTAATAATGAATTGAATATTAGGGAATATATCTGTAAGTGTTTTTATGTAACTTTCTTGGGCTCTTGGGTGAAGATGCAGATCTATCTCATCAACCAAAACAATACCGGGTATATCGAATAAGGTATTCAATCCTGAGTCTTTCTTTTGGTCCTCGGTGTAGTATCTGAAATGAAATAGTTGCCTAGAAAGAATCGAAGCCACTGTAACAAGTAGATCTAGCTCACCTTGAGAGAAAGAGCTTATTGGTCCAATACTCGAAGATACTACCTGTCTATAAGGTGACTGTGAGACTTGTAAGTTACCGAATTCCTTACCTGTAATCTGCTTTAATATATGAGTAATTTTTGAGAAGGCAAGACCCGCATCGTTATAACCAATTGTTGCATCGAAAATCATATCAAGAACAATTGACTGAATATTTTCTCCTGCATGCGATACTGTAAAGGGGTATGGCATTTCGCTCTTGTATTGCTCACCCACAGAATACGAGGGTGTTTTGGTATCAGCTTCAGAAACTTCAAAGCGATCCTTCTCGTATCTTGTGCTCGGCCTAATAAGAAATATATTTGATGCAAGATAATCCTTACTATACTCTAAGTTAGATAAACTCGAGTATTCTGAATAATATTCATGTGTTAAGCTGATCCCCTGAATTACGTCCTGATATTCAGTTACAGGAAGGTTTTTCTGCCGCCCTACAAGCTTTTTAAATTGGTAAGACTGATTTTCAATGTTTGAATAGTTTAGCTCTACCGAATAAAAATTGCTGTCCCTATTTATTTCAGATTTACACATCATTCGATATCTTTTGCCATTGTGTTGAGTTGGAGAAAAGTCGGGAAACTTTAGCTTTGTCTTAGATACTATCGCCTCTGCAATAAGACTCAAAATCGATGTCTTTGCACTACCATTCTCACCAACAAAACACACAACTCTGTTTTCAGTACCCAAGTTCAAGTCGAGCTTTGAGATACTTCTGAAATTGTGAATCTTCAAGTTTTGAATATTCATTATTGTTATCCATATAAATCAATTGATTGCACATTAGCAAAACAAAGTGGGTTTAGTCTAACTTTATAAATAAAATCGATACCTCCATTGCGATTTACTGCTGATCAACCTCCAGATACTGTTTTGTGTTACTGCATGTATAAATCGGCGCCTATAACTTCGCTATGAGGTTAGCATTACTGAAATTTGGCCAACATAAGTGAGCTAAGAAGCTTAGGTCACTAGAGCTAAAATTCGCAATGGGGCAAAAATGATTTTAAATTTATATCTTGCGCTATAACTCCCCACATACCACCCAAAGCCTTTGCGGCTAGCCATACAACTGGCAACCATAGCCGCATGAACACTGCCGCAGCTATCGCTGAACTCACTCGCCGTATCGATAACCTTTTACGCATAGGCACCGTTGCCGAAGTAAAGGGCGATTCGTGCCGCGTAAAAACGGGCGAATTACTCACCCAGTTCCGGCCCTTCTTTACCCGCCGTGCCGGCACGGCCAAAACCAGCTGGCGGCCAACTGTGGGGGAGCAGGTGATGCTGTTATCACTCAGCGGCGACCTGACGAACGCCTACATTCTTCCTGCCCTTTATAGCGATGAAAACCCAGAGCCTGACGATAACGACAATCGTGAACGCACCGTTTATCCAGATGGCGCTGTGATTGAATACGACCCCGATACCAGCGCGCTTAAGGTGAGCGGCATTAAAACCGCCAGCGTACAGGCGAGCGAGCGGGTCACTATCGACTGCCCCAATTCGGTATTTACGGGCAACTTGCAGGTCAAGAAAATGCTTACCGTAGATCAAGGAGCTAAGGTCACGGGAGCGATTGAACACAAAGGAAAAATGACGAATTCAGGCGGCATAAGCATCGATGGCATTAACTTCGGTACCCATAAACATGGTGGTGTCGATACCGGCTCGGGCACTTCAGGAGGCCCGCAATGAGTGCCAATGAAAAATGGCAAGGTATGAATCGCTTTACTGGCCAAAGCATTAGCGAGTCGCAGCATATCAGCCAAAGTATCCAGGACATATTAACCACGCCATTAGGTTCGCGCGTGATGCGTCGTGACTATGGTAGCGCCATTTTTGAACTTATCGACCAACCCCAAAGCGCCGCGATAAAGCTGCAGATTATGGCGGCGGCAGTTATCGCGCTAACCCGTTGGGAGCCGCGTATTCGCATTACTGAGATTGAAATTATCAGTGGCGGCAACGACGGCAAAGTGCAATTCAACTTAGTGACCGACCGCATCGACACTCAACGCGCCCAATTATTCGAGGCCACCTATGGCTGAGCTCATTGACCTTTCTAAAGTTCCTGTGCCTGACATTATCCAGCCGCTGAGCTTTGAGCAGCGCTTTGCTGCGCTCAAGCAATTATTGATTGATATCGACGAAAGCTATCAGGCTGTGGTGGCACTAGAGTCTGACCCTATTACCAAATTACTGCAGGTATTTGCCTATCGTGAAATGCACTTGGTTGCGCAAATTAATGATGCCACCCGCGGCAATATTTTAGCCTCATCAACGGGTAATAACCTGATTGCACTCGGCTCGCGTTATGACCTAGCACCACTCGTTATTCAGGCCAGTGACGACAGCTCAGTGCCACCCATCCCTGAAATTCTAGAGGATGAGCAATCCTTTAAGCGCCGCGTGCAAATGGCGTTTGATGGCTTAAATACGGCTGGCAGTATTGACGGTTACATTTTTTTCGCCTTGGGCGCAGATGGCCGCGTGGCAGATGCTAAAGCCGTGAGCCCTGATCCATGCGAAATGGTGGTAACCGTTCTTTCTATCGATGGAAATGGCTCAGCAAGTGATGAATTACTCTCTAAGGTTAGGGTCGTTTTTGGCTTAAGTGCCGATGGATTATCCCAGTCCAGCACGCCATCTAAGGTGAGGCCGCAGGGCGATAGAGTGACTATTCAGGGCTCTGGCATTGTTAATTACAGTGTGCAAGCCGTGTTACAGCTGTTGCCGGGGCCCGATGCGCAAGTAGTGTTAGCTGCTGCTAATCAAGCTTTAGCACTCTACCAAAAGGAGCAGCGCCGTTTGGGGGCTGATATTACCCGTTCAGGAATATTCAAATCGCTGCACCAAAGTGGTGTCAATAACGTCAATCTGATTAGTCCATCCGCTGATGTAACCGTGCTTGATCATCAAGCGGCATATTGCACCAGCGTTAATATTTCGATTGGGGGTGTAGGTGAATAATTCGGTTTCATCGTTACTGCCACCCAACGCATCCCAGTTTGAGCGCGATATTGAGCAAGTGATCGCCGGCTCGCTGGATTTGCCCCTTTCTATTGCTGACCTGTGGGATCCGTTTCGCTGCCCATTGTCTTTGCTGCCTTGGCTAGCGTGGGCCTACTCAGTTGACCAATGGGCGGACAGTTGGCCTGAAAGCGTTAAGCGTCAGGTGGTTAACGATGCTTTCGATATTCATCGCCACAAAGGCACGCCCTATGCGGTGCAGCGGGCACTTAACAGTCTAGGCATTAAAACCAACATCCTCGAATGGTGGGAAAGTGCCGGCAGCAATGTGCGCGGCACTATCGGTAGCCAGGTGCGGGGCACCATGAAAGTGCTCGCCCTAGTTAACGACAATATCACCGATGATAACGATGGGCTGATCACCGCCAAAATGCTCGCCATGGTGACCGAGGCAATCCGCAATTCTAAGCGCGGTTCGATCCATTTTGATGTTGAGCTCGGCATCTCATTCGAAGAGTCGCTTACCGTTGCATCGGGTATTAGCCCTAGCGTTGGTATATCTGATTTCGATGCCGATTCAACGGGCGTTTATCCTGACGGTATCACTGCATTTGCTGGCGTATTTGGCATAGAGCATCGTATCGACTGCATCGATACCGATTACCTGTTATCTCCTGTGCTACCTGACGAATTGTTATTTACCCATAGGCTTGCGGCGGTGTCGCATCAACTAATCATCTCTGAACACGAATTAACGGGAGTTGTGTAATGGCACTAACACTGCAATTTACTGAAGCTGGCCTTGCCGCTTGCTTATCTGCAAAAGACAAAGGGCTGAGAGCCGAGATCACTCACATGGCGTTTGGCTCAAACGCCTATACGCCCTCTAAATCCCAAACCAGCTTGAGCGCTGAAAAAGAGCGCATTGCCATTTCTGACTATCAAGATGGTGGCAAAAGTCTACGGATGGCTGGCGTATTTGATGGCGCACTAGAGTACGCCATCAAAGAGATAGGGTTTTACATTGGCACGACTTTGCTTGGCGTATACAGCGCACCAAATAAGACACTGGGCTACCGAACCCCAGCGGTAAAAGTCGTGCAGTGGTTTACGTTAAATATTGAGGCGCTGCCAACCAACAGCATCACAGTGGTAGTGGGCGCTGAAAACCTTAACTTGATTTTAGACAAAGAGTTTATCGCGGGCTGTACGGCATTTTTACAAAATGCGGCGGCAGTTATTAAAAATGCTCACTGGAACATGCAACTCAGTGAGCGCATTAGACAACTAGAGGGATAATTATGAGCTCGATTGCTGAAGAAATTGCGGGGCTAAAAGTCGCGTCCGCAACACAAACTGCCGCATCACAGGCGTTATCGCAAGAAGTCGCTGGCAAGATGGCGGCTATCGATAAAAAAACCAATGACTCCATTGCTAAGGTCGAATTAACCTATGACCAAAAAGCGGCCGGACTGACCATTATCGCCACCGACGGCTACAAAAAAGCTATCGAGCACAATTCTGGCGGTCGCAATACCGTTGTGTATGACGCTCAGGGTAACCCTAATATCATGGTCGTGATCCCGCGCTTCAACATCGAGGATTTGGGATTAACTGACCTAAACCTTGGCACTGGGGTTCACCCTGCGTTCCAGACTAACGGCGTACCCCGCGGCGAGATATTAATCGGTAAGTATTTAGCTTCAACAGCTGCCAATGGTAGCGCAGTCATTGGTGGCGTACAGCCGCGCACATCCGTTAACTACGATGCAGCAAAAGAGTTGTGTACGCGCAAAGGCGCAAATTGGCACATGATGTCAGTGCATGAATGGGCTGCTATTGCGCTATGGTCTCTCGCCAACGGCACTGTACCGCGCGGCAATACAAACTATGGTCGCTCGCACGAGAAGAAATGGGAAACCGCGCGGCGCTCTGATAATGGTGCACCCGGGGATGTGAGTGGTACTGGTAGGACTGACACTGGCAAAGGGCCTACTGCTTGGAATCATGACCATACTAATTTTGGTGTGTGTGATTTAGTGGGCAACGTCTGGGAATGGTTAGATCAAATGAAGTTAGACGATGGTCAGATTATTACTACGTTGGATAATAACCCCACCGTCGCTGAAGCAAACTGGCACAAACACGCTGCTTATTTTGATTCACCTACTGATAACCAAACCGGCACGGGCAGCGCTGGTGCGCCCATCCTCAGCAATGCAGTGACTAAGCGCAACGGTCCGATGAATGATGAGTCAAACGATTACCCATACTTAACCGCATCCCACTTTGCGGCCATCACCAAAGCTGTGGGCTATGTGCCTAATGAGCTATTGCGCAAGCTGTTAATTGAATCGGCCACTACGGCTACCGTTGGTGGTTACATTTACGCAAGAAACTACGGTGATCGGTTCCCTGTCCGCGGTGGCTACTGGAGCAACGGCACGAACGCTGGACTGGGTGCGCTCGTCTTGAGCGGTACGCGCTCGAGTGCGGACAGCAGCATCGGTTTCCGTCCAGCTTTCTTTGTGTAGTGAAGCCTGATTCTTTGTGTGCTGCATTTATTTTTCAAGAAGGCGCAGCTATTGACTCATTATTGGCGGCAGATTGACCGCCTTACTTATCGAAGATAAACGGCCAAGCCGTTCAGGAGAAACAGCAATGAATGAAAAATTCACCTATTTATTTAACGGCGTATCGCACACTGATGTGTCGCGTGAATACATGAACAACTTAGGCATGAGCACTGAGCAGGTTAATTCTGTGCTCGCTCAGCGTGACTTTGAGTTGTCGCAAAACATCGAAAAACGTAAGGCTGCATATCGAGAAGAGTCAGACCCGCTTTATATGGAGTGGCAATACGACCAAACGACAGAAAGTGAGCAACATTGGCGTGATAAAGTGGTCGAAATCAAGCAGCGCTATCCTGTTGCTACTGATGAATGATCTGAGGTTTTTAGGTCAATAAACGACTCTTACCACTCAAACCAGTAGCACCGCTCCGGTGTGCTCTGCAAGCTTAGCCCTGCTTAGTTTTGCAAAACCCACAGCACCGGAGCTTATTATGGATTATCACCACGGGGTCCGCGTCATTGAAGTCAATGATGGCACCCGAACTATTCGTACAGTATCAACCTCAGTCATCGGCATTGTCTGCACCGCCAGCGATGCTGATGCAACACTATTCCCGCTAAACACCCCAGTATTACTAACCAATATTATGCAAGCCATTGGTAAAGCAGGCACCTTGGGTACGTTAAAACCCACACTCGAAGCCATTGCCGCTCAAGTGAATACGCTTACCGTTGTGGTGCGTGTTGAGCAGGGGGCGGATGAAACAGCCACAACGACGAATATTGTCGGCACTGTAACCCCACAAGGGCAGTATACAGGCCTTAAAGCATTGCTGGCTGCACAGTCATTACTTGGCGTTAAGCCTCGCATTGTTGGCACTCCAGGATTAGACACCTTGCCAGTTGCCACAGAACTCGCTGCGACCGCTAAAAAGCTGCGCGCCTTTGCCTATATCAGCGCTTATGGCTGCGCCACCAAAGAAGAAGCCGTGGCTTACCGTGAAAACTTTGGCGACCGTGAAGTGATGATCATTTGGCCTGAGTTTGTTGCCTTTGATACCGTTGCCGCCGCAAGTGTAAACGCGACAGCGACCGCTCGCGCATTAGGTTTGCGCGCGCGTATCGACAAAGAAGTCGGTTGGCACAAAACCCTATCGAACGTCACGGTTAGCGGCGTTACCGGTTTAAGCAAACCCGTGTACTGGGATTTGCAGGATCCTTCTACCGATGCTGGCTACCTAAACAGCAACGACATTACCACCTTGATTAACCAATCAGGTTTCCGTTTTTGGGGCTCGCGTACCTGTTCGGAAGATCCCTTATTCCAGTTTGAAAACTACACCCGCACCGCGCAAGTGTTGGCTGATACCATTGCTGACGCACATATGTGGGCCGTTGATAAGCCAATGACCCCAACATTGGTTAAAGACATTATCGAAGGTATTAACGCTAAGCTCCGCGAGCTGAAAGGCCTTGGCTATATCGTTGACGGCCAAGCGTGGTACAGCGAAGACGTTAACGACGTCAGCACGATTAAGGCCGGTAAGTTGTATATCGATTACGACTACACCCCAGTGCCTCCGCTGGAAGATTTAACCTTCCGTCAAAAAATTACCGACCGTTATTTGGTCGACTTCGCGTCCGCAGTCGCTGCGGCCTAAGGATAACCCATGGCTTTACCAAGAAAACTCAAGCACCTGAACCTATTCGGTGATGGTCAAAACTGGATAGGTGTGGCGGAAGAATTTACCCCCGCCAAACTAAGCCGCAAATTTGAAAAATACCGTGGCAGCGGCATGCCCGGTGCAGCTGATATCGATATGGGGCTGGATGATGATGCCTTAGGTGTTGAATTCACTTTAGGCGGCTATGAAGCCCAGCTCGTTAAGCAGATGTCGGCCAGCAAGATTGACGGTGTTCAGCTGCGTTTTGCGGGTTCATTCCAGCGCGACGACACCGGTGAAGTGCAAGCCGTCGAAATCGTATGCCGTGGCCGTTACAAAGAGCTTGATCGCGGCAGTTACAAAACCGGCGACAACAGCCAAACCAAAGCCACTATGACGTGCACTTACTACAAAGAAACGGCAGGCGGCGAAGTGCTAGTTGAAGTTGATACCGTTAACGGCATTGAGATCATCAATGGCGTTGACATGATGGCAGAACACCGCAAAGCCATCGGGTTATAACTCGGGCTTAAAGCGTTAATACCAATCTTAGCCCGCAATACATAGCCGTATGCGGGCATTTTTTAATTAGGCGGCACCGGGCATCCTGCCCTCAAGCCGCATACAGGTCATCCTGACCATAACAGAGGGTCTAACAATGTCAGAAACCACACACAAAACCGTCACTTTAGATAACGCTATTACTCGTGGCAAAGAAGAGATCACCGCCATTCAACTGCGCAAACCTAAAACGGGTGAACTGCGCGGCCTCAATGTAGTGGATATTCTCAACATGGATGTAAATGCCATGTCGAATTTACTGCCGCGTATCAGCTCACCCGTACTCACTAAAGAAGAAGTGCAAGACCTTGCACCAGAAGACTTTGTGCAGCTAGCGGGAGAAGTCACCAGTTTTTTGATCCCAAAGAAAATGCGCTAGCCCTCCCAAGCTGCGTAGATGACACCATGGCAGACATTGCCATGGTGTTCCACTGGCCGCCCAGTGAAATGTACGCCATGGAGATTAATGAGTTAATGCGTTGGCACGAGAAAGCCATATCCCGCTGGAACCTGCAACACCCCCCATCAAAGTGAGGCCATGAATGTCAAAAAAACTTGAGTTAAAACTGCTGCTGGACATGGTCGATAAGGTCACTGGCCCACTTAAAAAAATCCGCGAAGCCAGCGGCGGCGTCTCGGGGGAGCTGAAAGCCACGCGCGATAAACTCAAAGAACTCAATAAGCAGTCAGCACAAATAGACGGCTTTAAAAAACAGCAAAAGGCCATGCAAAGCACCGCATCTACCCTAGTCGATGCGCAGGCGAAAGTGAAACTGATGCAGGCGCAAATGAAAGCGCTAGGAGGTGAAGCTTCTAACAAGATGCGAACTGACTTTAGAAAGGCCAATGAAGCGGTGCGGGATTTAAGCCGAACCCTAGAAAAGCAGCGCACAGGACTTGGAGAGCACAGGCAAAAACTACGCGACTCAGGTATCGATACCGGCAAACTCGGCGACGCTCAAAAACAGCTCAAAGAAAAAATACAGCAAACAACCGATGTCATGGAACTGCAACGCAAGAAGCTAGACGCTGTTTCAAGGCAGCAAAAGCGCCTCAATGATGCTGGGGCAAGTTATCAAAAAGCCAAAGCACTGCAGGGCAGCATGGCAGGTGCGGGCGCAACAGCTGCAGCATCAGGTGCGGCAGCGCTTTATGCTGGCTCTCAGGTGTTACAACCAGGTCTAGATTTTACCGCCGCACAATCCAAGGTACAGGCATTAACTCGGCTGGATAAGAACGACCCGCAACTTATCGCGCTGCGAAAACAAGCGCGCGAACTTGGCGCATCAACCAGCTTTACTGCTAACGATGTATCACAGGGGCAGTCATTCTTAGCCATGGCGGGTTTTGATGCTAAGTCAATTAAACAAGCCATGCCTGGTATGCTCGACTTAGCCAAGGCAAACGATACCGATCTCGCGGTGACGTCCGATATTGCCTCAAACATATTATCCGGCTTTGGTTTGGGTGCAGACCAAATGGACAGGCTTGGCGATGTACTCACCGCAACCACAACCCGCGCCAACGTTGACTTAACCATGCTGGGTGAAACGATGAAATACGTTGCACCTGCCGCGCGTGATTTAGGTGTGAGCGTAGAAGAAGCCGCCGCTATGTCGGGGTTACTCGGCAACATTGGTATCCAAGCGAGCCAAGGCGGCACGGTAATGCGCGCAATGCTTAACCGTTTGGCAGGGCAAACAGGACCAGCCGCAGCAGCCATTGAGCAGTTAGGGCTAAAGACCAAAGACAGTGCAGGTAATTTGCGTGCAATTCCAGATATTTTAGGCGATGTGGTCAAAGCCACTAAAGGGATGGGTAATGCCGACCGTGCCGCAATACTTAAAACCATCTTTGGTGAAGAAGCCGGCACTGGCGTCAGCGAGCTAATTAAGCAACAGGGTGATGGCGCCATTACTGCCTTTGCCAATGTATTGCTTAATTCAGCAGGTGAGAACGCACGAGTGGCCAAGACCATGGCTGATAATGCCAAGGGCGATATCGATACCCTTAAATCGGCGTGGGAAGATGTGGGTATCGAAATATTCGAAGGTAACAACGGAGGTATTCGCAGTTTTATCCAGCAAATCACTGGAGTGGTTAATGGTATCGGCGATTGGATGAGGGTGAATCCTGAGCTAACAGGCACACTGTTTAAAGCGGCTGCCGCTATGGCTATTGTGGCAGCTGTCGGCGGCTCTATAACCTTGATGCTAGCTGGCATCTTAGGCCCGATGGCTATGCTTAAATACAGCACATCAATACTTGGCATTAAGTCATTGCCGCTGATGGGTGGCGCACTCACTAAGCTGGGCGGTGCATTTTCGTGGATATTGGGCGGGTTAAAATCGCTATCAATAGCACTATTTACCACGCCAATAGGCTGGGTGATCTTAGGCATTACCGCGTTAATCGGTGCGGGGTATTTGCTCGTTACTCACTGGGACACAGTTAAGGCGTGGATGTCAGACTTCTGGCTAACCATCAAATCGCTCGCGGGCGAGGGTATCGAAGCTGTTAAAAGTTATTTCAATGGCTTACCAGAGCCAATTAAAGCCGTGCTTTCTGGTATATGGGAAACCATGAAAACGGTTTTCTCATGGTCGCCACTCGGGCTGATTGTGAACAATTTTAGCGAAATCATGTCGTTCTTCACCGGACTGCCAGCTAAGTTTAGCAGCCTGGGCGAGATGACGATGGACGGCCTAGTTAAAGGGATCACCGGCAAGCTAACCGAGGTAAAAGAAACCATCACCAATGCAGCCAGCAATGCCATTGGTTGGTTTAAAGATGTGCTCGGTATTGCTTCACCCAGCAAAGTATTTGCGGTAATGGGTGACCAAACGATGGACGGCTTAACTGTTGGCCTTAATCGTAGCCAACAAGGTCCGCTAAATGAGGTAAATAAACTCAGTAAACAAATTGCCGGAACGGCATTTGTGCTGGGCATTTCTGCACTTCCTGCCGCAGCCATACCGAATGACGTTACTAACCTGACATCGCCAACGCCAATCATTCAGAACCGTGAGATCATCGAGCAACTGTCGTCGGCTAAAATGAGCCAGACGGAGGATGCTGTGCGTCAGGTGCGCGACGAGCATTCAGTAGCTGTATTGTCTGCAGTGCCCAGTGTTAACCGTGAGATCATTGAACAGCTGTCGCCGGCTAAAATGAGCCAGCCGGAGGATGCTGTGCGTCAGGTGCGCGACGAGCATTCAGTAGCTGCATTGTCTGCAGTGCCCAGTGTTAACCGTGAGATCATTGAACAGCTGTCGCCGGCTAAAATGAGCCAGCCGGAGGATGCTGTGCGTCAGGTACGTGACGAGCATTTAGCAGCTATATTGTCTGCAGTGCCCAGTGCTAACCGTGAGATCATTGAACAGCTGTCGCCGGCTAAACTGAGCCAGCCAGAGGATGCAGTGCGCCAGGTGCGCGACGAGCATTCAGTAGCTGCATTGTCTGCAGTGCCCAATGCTAACCGTGAAATCATTGAACAACTGTCGCCGGCTAAACTGAGTCAGCCAGAGGATGTTGTGCGTCAGGTGCGCGATGAGCATTCAGTGGCCGCATTGTCTGCAGTGCCCAATGCTAACCGTGAAATCATTGAACAACTGTCGCCGGCTAAACTGAGCCAGCCAGAGGATGCAGTGCGCCAGGTGCGCGACGAGCATTCGGCGGCTGTATTGTCTGTAGTGCCCAGTGCTAACCGTGAGATCATTGAGCAACTGTCGCCGGCTAAACTGAGTCAGCCAGAGGATATTGTGCGCCAGGTGCGCGAGGAATATCTGGGCACATCATTGCAGGCAATCCCAGACCAAACCCGCACCATTCGGGATGAATACCAAGGCGCTGATTATTCGGTGCCGGATGCAATCCGCTTGGTAAAAGAGGGTGAGCTACCAGCCAGAAAAGCGAAGAGTGACGACTTAACGCATAACGGCAGCGACTTAGCGCTTAACAGTAATGGCTTAACGCATAGCGCTGCGCCAGATAGGTTAAGCGCCTTTGCGCAGCGCCAAGTTCCACAACCTCAAACTGTTCACATCGATGCGGGTATTCATGCACCCATTACCGTTTATGCCACTGCCAATATGGATACACAGGATGTTGCGCGGTTAATCGCCATCGAACTAGAAAAGCGTGAACGTGCTCAGCAGGCACGCCTTCGCAGCAGCCTTAAGGACCTTAACTAATTATGATGATGACACTCGGTTTTTTTGTATTTAGCAGGCTAACTGTGCCGTACCAAACATCGCAGCATGACATGGTATGGCGCCATCCAACCAATAGCCGCGTGGGTGCGCGTCCATCCGCGCAGTTCTTAGGTGTAGGCGATGAAACACTGACGTTATCTGGTGTGCTAATGCCAGAAATAACGGGTGGAGAGCTCAGCCTCGAGGCGCTGCGTAAAATGGCCGACACCGGCAAAGCCTATCCACTTATCGAAGGGCGCGGCACTGTGACAGGTTTTTTCGTGATCGAGAAAATCAGCAAAGGCCGCAGTGAGTTTTTTAGTGACGGTGCAGCGAGGAAGATTGAATTTACCATTGAGCTAAAACGGGTGGATGAAAAGAATACTAGCCTCATCGCGAACGAGAACCTGATCGGCATGGGCATCAGCAAACTGGTAAGGGGGATTTTGTGAACCTACTCGAGCAGTTTAACCAGCTGGCATCGAGCGACCAGCCCACGCCAGACTATCAAATATTGGTCAATGGCAAAGACATCAGCCCCAAAGTGAAAACGCGGCTTATGTCGCTGCGCCTAACGGATAATCGCGGCTTTGAGGCCGACAGCATTGAAGTACAACTTGATGACGCAGACGGTGAACTGGCGATGCCACCCAAGGGGGCAACCATGCAAGTGCGTATTGGTTGGAAGGGTAGCTCGTTGGTTGATAAAGGCACCTACACCATTGATGAACTCGAGCACAGCGGCCCGCCGGACGCCATAACCATCCGTGGAAAATCCGCCGATATGCGCGGAACTTTGCAACAAAGCCGTGAGCAAAGCTTTCACCAGCAAAGCGTGAGCAGCATTATCGATGTCATCGCGGCTCGGCATCGGCTCAAGGCTAAAATCAGCGATAACTTGAAAATGGAGTTTATCGATCACATAGACCAAGCCAACGAGTCCGATGCCAATTTTCTAAGCCGCCTAGCTGAACAGTTTGATGCCATTGCGACGGTAAAAAACGGCAACCTGTTATTTTTACAAGCGGGTTTAGCCCACAACGCTAGCGGCATCGCGCTCGACCGTGTAGACATTACCCGCCAGTCAGGTGACAGCCATCACTTTGGCGTAGCCGATCGCGATGCTTACTCAGGCGTTGTGGCCTATTGGCAAAACGATAAAGCCGCCAAGCGACAAACCGTTAAAGCTAAAAAGCCAACTGAAGCGAAACCGAGTGATGTAAAGGTGATTGTTGGCGAAAAGGAGATCATGGTTGGCAGTAACGACAACGTTAAAACCTTGCGACACACCTATGCCAACAAGCAGAACGCTGAGCGCGCAGCGCGTGCCATGTGGGACAAACTGCAACGCGGCGTGGCTACCTTTACCATCACCTTAGCCATGGGGCGACCGGAGCTATTCCCTGAGCTGCCAGTTAACGTCAGTGGTTTTAAACCGCAAATAGATAACAGTGACTGGCTACTCACCCGCGTTGAGCACAGCATCACCGACACGGGTTACACGACAGGGATAGAGCTAGAAGTTAAAAACAGCGAAGTGGCCGAGGTGACCGGTGGCGAAGATGGGGAAGATTAACCGCCAAATGTATCGAGCACAGACGCCAATAACTATGTTGGCCACAGCGAAAAGTAAAAATTTTGCAACGACACACAATATGTTGTGTATATAACCCTATAGCCACCCTTTAGAATGGTTGTACGCAGTGACAATAAGGAGTTAACCATGACCTCGCATAAACCATATAAAACCAACACCCATAAAGAGGCTGTGTAATGGGTTGCGGTGCAGGCATGACCTGCCCACATTGTGACAGCCGCGCACTACAGCGCAGAACTCGCGCAATCACGCCACTCACCCGTGAGAAAACCTACCGCTGCAATAACGACGAATGTGGTCACATATTCGTTAGTATTGAAGAAATCCAGCGCACCGTAGTACCGCCACGCATTCGCCGCGAAGGGATAAACCTGCAAATGAGCAGAATATCCAAACCACAACTAGAGCCAAGCCGAACAGAAGCTAGTTCTGGTCAGCGATAACCATTAGTAAAACCAAAACAAAAAGCCCACATCAAAGTGGGCTTTTTTGTTGGTAAATTCACGGTGTGGTCAAAATGTGGCTGTTATTTTAAATAAATTCATTTAAATCAATAGTATAATTTAATTTAAAAGTAGGTAACAAGCTCATTCAGCTCGCTAGATCAGTCTTTTAGCTGCCTTTACTTTAGCGATAAGTAAATAGTGATAAAGATCGCGTTTTTATTTGTAGATTGAGCTACACTGCCGATTAATTAGTCAAAGGTATTTATCTTTTATATTTTAAACATTTAGCAAATTTAAATTAACCATAAAGTTACATTTGGCGGGCGGTTTGAAGTAATTTGCTGTAGTGGGGAGTAAAGCGTTAAATGGGTTCTATGCTTAATGTACTACCACAACTGACATTCACTTTAGGTGATTGGGTATTGCATAAGGATATCAGGATGTCTGGGATTGAAAAACGCCGTCGCCTTCATTGGCGGGAGACAGATATGCAAAATCGCGAAATTATAGGTCGTTGGTTAGATGGGCGTCCTTTATTGGGTGATAAAATTACCCTCTATAAAGAAGACGAAAAATATTTTTTAGAAACTTGGTTTAGCGATGGCTGCCATAGTTTAGATGAAGTTTATATGTCGCAAATCGCTGAAGGCCATAAGCTAGAAGATGTTGGCGGTAATTTCTTTGGTGAATTCTTTATCGTGACACAGTCGCAGCAATTACAATTTTGTAATGAGCAAGGCTGTTATTTCCAAGCGGATAAATTAGCCGCCGATACCGATTTTGCTCAAGGCATGCGCGTCGCTTAA